GGGTTTTGTAAATTTCTTTTGACGCCACATGGGCGGAATTATATTGCTCCAATGCACACCAATTGTGTAGTTTAACGCCTTCGGGCATTAACTGCTTAATTGGTCACAGAGGAGTCGATTTGCGATACAACTATATCAACTGAAGAATTTGCTGGTACCACCCAGCCAGAGTTTAGAACTAGGATAATTTGTCCGGGTGCTGTCAATGTGCACTTGTGCGCGTATGACGCCATCAAGTGTGTGGAGGTTGTACCTGCTCCTCCAGACACGTACGCTGTTTGGTTAGACTGGAACATAGCGTAATTGCTAGCACCAGTTGGGGCGCACGTCCCGATGCTTAACCCTGCGGTTGATGTACCTACCCAACTAATCGTGGTCACGTATGTTTCGCCAGGTACGGCATTAAATCCAATTACTGTGTTGGTGACGGAAAGGTCGATGTCACCGGTGAGTGATAACTGGATTAGACCTAGTGGTGATGCGTTAACTGCTCCGGTTCTTACAGTGTGGCCAGTTATCGGTGAACCTGAAACATCAGGTTGCAAAATTGGCTTGAAGAACTCCACGCAGTACGACACCCAGAGTTCACCTAGGTTTTGGACCGGATTAGATTGTGTAGCGAGCTGGAAGTTGCCGTAGTCGTATAATCGAAGATCTTGGTTGGTTGGTACAGAGCCACTACGTACATACCGCTGGGGTATGGTAGTCTCTTTCGTCGCGCACTCAACACCATGGATCAGATTATTGGTTGGCTTAACAGACACGGCGAATTCACTATTCTCCATCTGCTGCTTTGTCGAATACTCTGGAACGTCGGCATTGTAGTTAGTTGCCATTACTACTACACCTGGGGATCCGGAGGTTACAAAATCAGTGATTAGGGATCGGAATTCAAAAACCAGTCCATGGAACTTGTATTCTTGGTAATTGTCAGCAATTGATGACAACCACGGGAAAGTACTTGATAGTCCGGGGTTAAGTGGGTACATTGTATTGTCAAATGCGGCTGTTCCGAGGATATCGCCAAGATACTCGCGATGACAGATGATGTTTGTTGAGTGTGTTGTGCTAAACTTGGGTATCTGCCCAGGTGCTGTTAGCACATTGTAATCTGGGGTTGCTCCCATAATCTGGTAATCACCTGAGCCCATAATCTGCCCAATACCACTTCCGAGGTATTTACCGATTGTACTTCCTAACTGCCCGTAACCGAACATTGAACCTGCAGCACGGCCTAATATAGACCCACTGTCGGCAAATGGTGTTCTCTTCTTCTTTGATTTCAAGGATTTCGTTTTGGAGAGGGCCATGTTGGCCAGTCTCTTCTCCAACATTGCAACCTTGGATGCATTGTTGTTGTTTCTTTTTGTTTTGTTTGTCATTGTATTGGATACCCGATGACAACGGAGACTATCCATCCCACTAGTACATTATTGAAGCGCCGTGTAGTCGTTTGGCATTTTGTTTAGCACGGAAGTATTAAGCTGAGCACCGTTTTGGGCAATTACCTAGTGGGACCCAATGCACCAGTTAAGGTCTGGTGCAGACCGATGATCCCATCACGGGTGTGGTCCCAAATAGGGGAGGGTGACAAACTCACACGCCTCATTACGATACGTTAGTGTTTGCCGCCGATATTCCTCCTCTATAGCGACCTGGGCCTCTGGTATGACTCCAAAGGCGCGGTAAAAAGAGACTCTTGCTAATTCAGACACTTTAGATAGTTTCCTATCCATTCCGCGCCCCATTATCCGCATACCAGTCAACATACTGAGGTGGTCTAGTGGCTTCATTCCATCGGAGTATCTATCCAACAGGGAATAAAACTCTTGCCAAACTGGTATTCCACCAGTCATTGATATGCCACCTTGTCCGACCGCTGAGCACCAGCGTTTAAACACCTTGTTGTTTGGTATGTCCGTGATGATTGTTGCATCCTTGGATATGGCTACCCTAGGATCTCGAACCATGATGTACTTGCTACCATCGTAAACTGGTTGTGCTTGACAAAACACAACCTTTTCAATGACATAGACCGGCTCCTCACACACCATCGTAAACCCGAGGTTTGTAAAGTATTCATCGATGTTTTGTTGGAACCGTTTGAGATCACGTTTTTCC